ACCTACTTCAAAGACAGTTCAATTTTTAGAGTTAAACGGGTATAGTTCTTGATTTAAAAAATCTTTTGGGAAATTGTCATCACCTTCAAATTGAACATAATGCGTTGAGTCTGTACTTACTGCAATCTCTTCATTCACTTGCAAAACATTTACATTACATTGGTTAAATCTTAAAACTGAAGTTGTTAGAGCTGTAAGCCTATCAAAAGAAAAGCCAGCGTTGATCTGAACATCACAAGATTGTACAGTAATAGTTCCATCTATTTCAATCTCACCGCTTACAAGTTCAAGAGTTTCACTTTTAGCCACCGCCCAAATTGAAGCTTGAGCAATGCGACTACCCATATTCACACCACGATTAGGAGTAACACCATAGTAAGAGCTTTTTACATTACCATCATACATTCGGAAGTTACGACCATTTGCACTTGCAGAAAGTGAAAATATCATACCTAAGTCAGTTGTAGCAGTAGATGAAGGAACCCACCTAAACCAACCTCCACCGTTATCAATGTTAGATGTGTAATAATTAAAGCAATAAACATAATCATAAGAGTTAGGCTCTAAATTAGCCATAGCTTCAACAGATTCAACGTAAACTATTCTCGATGTATTTATAGCACTTGAAACTGAAGAACCTGGAACATTAGGCATAAAATAAGCTAAAGCATACTCAGGAACCACACCTTCTGGATTAGTTCTGCGTTCTACTTTAATTGAATAGTTGCCAGCCTCGTAAAAAACACCAGTTGCAGGAACAAATCCACCTATATCAAGTAAGAGTTGACTGTCTAAAGAAGTAACTCCATCGGGGTCGGCATAGATAGATTTCAAGATAGTAGAGCTACCTACTTCATAGAAAGTAACTCTACCTTGTGACAAAGGAATTCCATCATTGTCAAAATATTGCGCTCTTTGAGCTACTGCTAAATTTAAACTCATTATTGACCCATTCCTTGTCTTATTTTTTCCGCACCAATTCCACCTATGGGCTTCTCTGTTACTTTGTTGCTTTCTTGCTTACCGCTGAATGTACCAAGGGCATTACGACCACCCGCCCGAACTACTTTAGGTTGTAAAAAATTACTAAATGTTTTTCCTACTGAGGAAATGTAAGGGTTATCACCTGCTTGCTCCAAAATAGATGGAGTTTGATTAGGATTAGCACTAATAGCCATTGACATCATACCATCAGAATCTTTGCCAAATCCTTTTCGTGAAACCTTATCAACACCCCAATCAATAGCTTTGCTTAGATACTCACCTTTTGATTTTAATAAACTCCCACCTGCACCACCTCGTTTATCTCCGATGGATTGCATCGCAAATTTCGCCATTGTTGCGTGTTTACCAATATCTTCACCTGTTAAGTTATTTATCATACGAGCTAAAGTTTTGGTATTTCGGTCTTGGTTATTATTAAGCATAGCTTGAACCATAGAACCACCACGGGTAGCAACCTCTCCTGTTTCCTCGTCTGCTATACCTTTACCCAACCTTCTTTGGATAAAGTCTTGAGCATTCCAATATTTCGCATAATCCTTACGAGCATTATTGTATAAATCCCTAGCTTCTTTTCCGCCTTTAGCTTCAATTTGGTCACCCACCAACTCACGACCCATTTGTATCATTTTGTTAGTAGCAACATCTGCTTTAGTGTTCATTTTTCCCATACGAGTAGATACACCTGAACCTGAACGCATAATCTCACTCATGTTTTGCTCTACACTGCGTAAATACTCACCTGTAACAAAATCACCTAACTCATTTATCTCATCGTCAATCTCTTGGAAATCCTTACGCATTGAAGGTGGAACCATTTTTTTATTCGGAGTACTTACATAAGTGACTTTCCCATCTTCACCAATTTCTCTTATCATACCGCCATACTCAGCCATGAGGTCAGACCATTTGTTTTTGAAATCATCAGTTCTTATAGCGCCATCAAAAACACCACCTTCTGAACCACTCAAATACTTCCTCTCAACATCTCCCATTGTAGAGCCTGCTTCACTACGAGCTTTATCAATGGCGTTTTTACCATCAACAAACATTTGACCAACTTGCTCATATGGTGTCATAGCGTTTCTATTTCCACTATTAGCTAAATCAGCTTGCATTATGTATTTATTTAGGTCTTTCTTTCCTTGTTCATCAATATTTGCAAACATACCCCTAGCGTAAGGAGGTACGCTTTCAGCTTGTTTTTTACTAAAACCAGTACCTTCCATTACATCTTTGATAATACGCTCTCTATACTGCTTAGGATTTTTGAAAGCCACCTCCAAAATATCACTTTCTTTTACTTGATCTAGACCTTCACCACTATAATCTAATTCAATATTATCATCAGGTCTTATGCGCTCTGCCTCATCCGCTTGTCTTAAGATATTTGGTGAGTCTTGAAAAGATTTTTTTGTATTAGCCATATCTGCAAATTTTCCAAATGCACCACCTGCAACACCACCAATTGCAGATTGAAGCAAACCAGTACCTAATCCGTTACCCGTTTCAATCCCCTCTTCTTCTTTTTGATATTCACTAAGTCCATATTCACCCAAACCTGCTACAACACCCTCTTTAATACCTTGCATTAATTTAGGTGAGTTTGCTAGAGCTTGGCCACCTAATTTAGCAACACCCGTTGGAGTATAAGAAAAAGCATCATTGGCCATATTACCCAAGAAACCTGTATAGGCGTTTTCGTCATCACTAACAGGCTTCGCCATTCTATCTAGCGGGTCTTTACCTGAGAAAACAGAACTTAACCCTGCTAAACTCCTAAATGGTAATGTGACAACATCAGCTACATTAGAAGCAAGAGGAAAGCTCGCACCTTCATAGTTCGCTCTCTCACTTCTAGGCTTACCTGCTACACGCTCGTAAGCTTCCTCATAAGAAACACCCTCTTTCTGTGAAATAGCTTGAGCTAGTTCTTGTGGGTCATCCAAATTGTATTTTAACTCAGGCGGTGTGTATTCTTTTTGAGGCTCAATATTCTCTTCTACTTGTGGTTTTAGCGCACCACTTGCAATAGCACTATTAATGCTTGCTTTCATTTGCTCTTCACTTGTGCCATCAGGAAACTCTAATTCCCCAAAACCTTTAATATTAACTTTCATCATTGCCTACTTTTCTCAAAATACAATTGCGTGAAGCTTCAAACAGCGTACTAGAATTATAAAAACTTTGCTTGCAAGGAGTAGCAAAAGAACCTACAAAATTAATTGTAGGCTTTACTGCAAAAATCACAAGTAATAAAAAAGCGCCTATTGCGATTTCGTTTATATCGTCAATCAAAAGAATTTACCTGTTGCAGGGTCAAAACTCAAAGCTTTTACTTCTGTCTTTTTAGGCTCTGTTTTTTTATTTGTATTGTATTGACTTCTACTCAATACACCTTTAGAAGCCTCAATCCTATTATCTGCAAGCTCTGTTATTAGTGATTGAAGTTTAAGAATCTTATCTTCTGGCGCTCCTGTTAATTGGTCAACCCATTTACGGATTGAAGAATCATTTGCACCCATAAGACCTCTAACTTCACCTTCATTAACAGCCAAACCTTTTTCAATGATTTGTGATAACAACTTAGCTAGCATAAATGGATTCTTAGCATTAGCAGTAACTTTAGCTTGAGACTTAAGACCTTCATAATAAGCAGGTTTTGCTAAATCTAAGTCAGCTAATTCTTTTCTAACCTCAGCACCTTTTTTAACAGCTAAATCAAGCTTCTCTTTTTCACGTTTAAAGCCTTGGCTTTCTTGTTCAAATCTAAGCTTCTGTTCTCGTTCTTTTTCTTCCATTTCTAATTTCTTAGCATACCCTTTAGCCTCTTCTCTACTCATGCCAGCCTCAGCCATTAACTTCTCAATAGTAGCATTAGCGACTGCCTCAGCGTTTCTTTCTTTAGCACCTCCTGCAATAGCTTTAGACCACTCGTCTAATTTTTGGAAGTTGTGACTTGAAGAATCAGAGTAGCGACTTAGGGTAGCCATAGCATCTTTTTGCTTTCTCCATTCATCCATGTAACGCTGTCTATATTGACTCTTAACAGCCTTGTCTTTATCCCCTTCAAGATTAAAGTATTCATCTAAGATATTCAAAGCATTTTCTTTTGCCGAAGTTTGGTCACGAACTGCTTGCTCAATCAATGGTAGCTCTCTACCTTTTTTCTGTGATTGTGCCAATTTATCCCTGCCAAGTTGATTCTTCCCAAGTGGGTCGGCCTTAGCCTCAGCAGATTCAATTTGCATTTGAGCTTTTAAATCACCTGTTAGCTTGTCATACAACGGAACATCTTGAGCTTCTAAAGCCTTAGCTTGAGCATCTCTAATACCTTGAAGTGCAGCACTTCCAGCTTGACCACCCATGATGGCTTCAGCTCTTGCACTCCCTAAAGCGTTTAAAGTTGCTCTATCTTCACGTTGTCCTAGTGCTTGTTGGTTTCGATTCATTTGACCGAAAAGTTGGCTATAATTACCACTTGTCGGTTTACTCATTTTTACTAGCTCAGGTGTTTTAATGGCTCCGAGTGCGCCTAGTTGATAAGCCATTAACTTAAAGCCTTATTTGCGCCAAACATACTATAATCTTTGTTATAAGGGTTTGATACACCTTTTGGAGCATCACCTCCACCACCAAGCGTACTAGCCATACCAGTCATACCACCAGAGTAAATGTTAGCACCTAACTCAACACCCTCATCAATAGCACTCCCAACATTGTCACTCATGCCTTTAATAAAGTTTGCATTATTTTGATAAACTTGTTGCTCTAATTGTCCTAGACCTTGCTCTGTTTGCATACCTAAGTTAGCTTGACCACCTTGAGCGCCAAACATATTTTGACGAGCGCCACCGCTTTGCTTCAATAGGTTTCCATAACCTTGCATTTCTAAAGCATCATTTTCACGCTCTTGTTTAAATCTATTTAGAAAGTCATTGTACCCAAATTGGCGTTCCTCTTTTGCCAAATTAGTGGCTCTATCTCTAAATTGTCCAGCAATTTGTTGACTTCTATCTTGTAAAGCTTTGGCAGTTGCACCACCACCCGAGAACATACCACCCCGAGCCGCAGCACTTTGTTCAATGGCCTTTGCTTCTTGCTCTTGAACATAGTCTTGGTAAGGGTCTAAGAACTTTTCAACATTTAGATCACTATTGAACTGCCCCATTTGTGGAAGGTCACGAGTTTGTGCTTCACGATACCTAGCTAAATCATCACCATAAGTTACAGCATCTTGACCATAGGCATCAATCTGCCCGCCATAGAACTCATCGCCTATTGCCTGTGCATCTCTCATGCCTTGTTGTTGCGCTCTTATTCCACGCCTATTTTCATCTCTTATAGAGTCACCGGTAAATATACCAGCTAGACTTTGACCTAATCCCATAAAAATTCCCCTTCTTAATTAAATATACTACTTCTTTGTACTTAATGCACCTTGAAGTATATCACCCACATTTGATGTGTATTTAAAACTTAATCCATCCACTAAAATATATTCCTTGTGAATGAGTCCACTTGTTAAAACTTGCAATATTCCCTTGTAAGCTTTAGGCATATTCAGCGTATATTCTTGAGCTTTTTCAAACTCTACAAATATATTAGCACTCCAAGGTGTCCAACAGCAAGAGCTATTAGCTTCCTTTGTTGGGGCTGTCCTTACCCACTTTCCTGCCATTATTTCAGTAATATCCGAAAAGGCTTGATTCCAACCTTGTGTCAGCAAATGCTCTGTATTATTAACTTTGTTGTTAAATTCGTCAACGTGTTCCAACATTGAATGACTTGGAAAGGTGTAGAACTTAGCCATTATGGTAAACTACTCATTGAATATCGAACTCTTGCTTGGCCTGCCATAAATTGCATATTTTCCGTAATTGTAACACGAAAAACAAAAGTCCTAGAAGCTCCTAACCCAATCCACTTTAAAACCCCAGCATAGTTACCTGTCTTTTGAAGCTTTGCGGGAATCTTACCGCCTGGATAAGTATTACCTCCATCATAAGAAACTTCTAAAACAGCTTCAGCATCTGCACTAGGGCCAGTAAGAGGGGCTATTCCCTGCAAAATATCCCAATTAAACTCATGGCAAACAAAGTTTTGTAGATTGTTAAACATTTGCGGGCCAGCGTATTGTCTTATAATTGGCTTTTTTTTGTCTACTGTGTTATGATCATAATCTGTGTAAATATCGTTTCTAAGTTCCATTAATACAGGGGAAATAAGATTACCTACCACTATTTTGCCCCAAGCAAACGCAGAAAACAAAGGTTCCCAAGCTTCAACAAAACCCCTATTAGGGTCTCTTGAAGCACTTATGTGCCATTCACCTGTTAATGTGTTGTATGAATGTGTTACACCCCTAGAGGTTATTGTTTTCCCTTGAAATACATAGTCACCGCTTGGAATAGTTACGCAGTAAAACTGATTACCACCATCTTGATATGTAAAGCCATAAGCAAAAGGTGTTAAGTCTGCTAGTTTCTCTAAAGCATCTTCAACACTATGGTCAGAAATACGAACTGAGCCATTGCCTGCACCCTTAAAAATCATATTCCTACCGCTTGCATTAGAGCCAAGCCAAAATATATTGTTGCCAATTGTTGCAACAGTATCAGGAGCGCCTACACCAATAGAAGTTCCGGAGCCACTTGTATAGGCTAAGGGTTCGTCTGGGTTAGCTGTTGTTGTAAATATTTGATAGGTTCGTGTGCCATAAGCCCACAAGTCACCCTGTCTTACTTCAATAGCAGTAATAGGATCACTACTTAAATCAGCAGGGATGTAAGATAGTGCATCCCAACCCTTAGAATTAGCAAGGTCTGAATACCAAATAAGGTTGTTTTTTATTGCATCACCCAACGTAGCACTTGAAGTTATTGAAGGGTCTGCTGTGATTGCGTATAAGCGCCCAAGCAAGAATTTAACTTGAAGAGGCTGTGTGAATGGCAGTTCTGAAGTTATATCTACAACTTTATCTGTAAAAATATCAATAGAAAACATTGCAGAACCTGTTGCAAGTACTACATCAAAACCATTATCTGCAAATGACACACGTTTTGTATCTAAACCAATATCAGCAAGAACTACACTTATAAGCTCTCCGTATTGGTCTTTATATGTATAACCAACCTTAGAGCCATAAGCCCAATAAAGATTACCACCCACATAAGGGCTAGCGCCTGTTAGATGTAAACCTCTACAAGAGCCAACACCATCAACAAGGTATTCTTCCAAGTCTGAAAGTAAAGTAGTTCCAGGTGTACCAATTAATAAAGCTTCATATTTAGCTTTACCTTCACCGCTTTGCATAAAGCAGTTAATAGCCTGCCTTGAGGCCATTGAATTGCCTTGAAGTGTATAATTCGGGCCAATCCAAGGAGCCATCTGTGCTTCTTGCATCATAAACCTCCATTAACTATTGAATCGGAGTTAATATCATACCTTGATTTTGAAAAATAGTTGTTAAGTCTAGGAACAGGAGCGCCAGTCACTTCTTTTATTCTCATTAAAGCACTTGAAAACTTCGAGTTTAAGCTTCTAGCTTTTTCAGTCAACCCATAATATTCAGCAATAAGTTCAGACAAACCATATAAAAGCCCAGCATACATTCCGCTTGGTAAGTTTACATCATCATCTAACTCATAAGCTTTAACTTCACCATTTACAGCTATCCTTACATTATAGCCTGCTAGATTAGGGTTAGTAAACACTAACTCGTCAAAAGGGTTTCTTGTTCTATTGTACATAAATTGAGAAGGAATGTTAGTTATTGAATCATTGAGAGTCATTCTATAAAAGTCTTCGGGTGACATTTGACTTAGGGGAACCCATACATTACCCACGTTCACTTGTGATTGTAATATTTGTATGATTTCTTGATTAACCACTATATCGGGTTGTGGTTCTGTTATTATAGGGTTGGCCAAGCCAATACTATAAGAGCTTGTATTGTTTGTAGTTGTGAAGTTGTATTCAGTAATAGATGGCGACCACAATCTTTGTAACCTAAGCTGTGGAATTAAATGTAAGTTTAAAAACCTTAAACCAATATCAGTATCTTCAGCAGTTACAGCTTGGCCTATACCCCTTACTCCACTTGTTTGGAACGCATCAATTATCAAATCACTAGCTTTAGGTATTTCCATCACTTACCCCTTTTCCAGCCTTTACTGATTAAATCAGTAAGCATTGGGTCGTTTTCTAAAAAAGTCATGTTACCATTTCCACAAGGGGAAATAATTTTAATATTCTTAGGTTGCTTAGTCTTTGTAGCTTTTGGTTTTGGCTTCGGTGTTTTTAAATTTAACTCGTTCATAAATGCCTCTTATATTAAAAAAGGGGTAGAGCCTAAACCCTACCCCATTAAATGTAACTTTAAAACCTAAACTTTAGGCACTAAAACAACAACACTGTATTCTGGGCGTTGAGAAATTGCTTTTCCCCACACATCAAAACGTGTTGTTTGGTTGTCATTACCAATTGCATACTGAGTAGCAACACGAATTGACATACCCTCATAATCAGCACGTTGAGCGTTTGCACCCTCTAAGTCTGTTCTAAGTGGTAAGCATACCGCAGTAAATGCTTTTTCATTGTACATAAGTACACGATCAAACACTGTTACTGTATCAGTTACAGCACTGTCTTTAGCACCTAAGATGCTTACAACAGTTGCAGTTGTTGGCAAAGAAACGACATTTTGTCTTCCACCTGGATCACCAGCACCATAAATTTTAGCTGAATCATCAACAGTTATAGCAACAGTTGCACCGCCAGCAGGAATTGTAAACGCTGTTTTAGCTGTGAATGTGTAATCTGTACCAATTGAATCTCTAGTTTCAGGGTTTACACGTTCAACACCTACAAAACTAAGAATAGTTCCAGCAGGAAACACTTTGTTTGCAGTTTGATTGCTAAATGTTACACTGATTGTGCTATCACCTTCAGCTACATTAACCGCTACTAGACCTGTACCACCAAGAGCAGGAACAGAAAGAGTTGGGAGCATATTGTAAGAATGCATTGAAGAACCTGCATATTCAGCAATATAACCTTTTTTAACGATAGACTCGTTAATGCCAGGAGTGAACAATGTTGCGTTTTGTCCTGAAAGTTGCGCTCTTGCAAATGGAGGGATTAGCATTGTTCTGCTATCCATTGGACAAGTTAGAGAGTCAAGAGTAGCTTGAGCATAAAGAACATCGTCAACAGAAATTTTAAATGCACCTACACCAGTTGCAATAAATCCATTCTGTACACCTACAAGACATTCACCAATCATCTTGCGTTCAATATCATTTGACAATTGCATACCTTGAGGATCACCATAGCGTGACTTCTCATTAGTAAGTTCTAATTGTAGTTGCATTGTGTCAAACTCATGTGCTACTTTCAAGCGACTGTAAGTGTTATCCATTGGGAATGTTATAGGGTCTTCCACAAAGTCATTTAGTGTAATAGCGTTACCATTAGCATCAAGTGTTAAACTTGCACCATTAGTAGATTTAACACGAGCAGGACGATTAATTGAAATCGCTGTTCCTGTTTTGTAACCATTTGAAGCTTCTGTTCCAAATTGGTCTTTAAGTTGATTGTCAATTGTGCGTGGGAATACCGACTCATTGTGCATTACTGCCAAAGCGTTCTTAGCAAGCATCGAGTTAATTGCGATAAAATCTGCCATTTTTAATCCTTTTTAGCTTGTGGCTACTTTCTTAGAGTGCCTATTTCAAGCCTATGTTTTATAAAATCATCCATCCCTAATTGAGAAGGTCTAGTGATTCGGGGTTTAGTTTGTTGTTGCGGTGTCAAGCTAGTGCTTGGCGTTGCTTGTACAGGAGCCTTTACAGGTTCTTGCGGTGTTTCTACGCTAGGTTGCACCACAGGGCCACCTTGCTGTTGTAAGCCGAAAAGAATCATTGCAACATTCATAGGTGTAGAGTTTGAAATTCTTTGAGCTAGTGCAGGGTCTTTGGCCAACTTATAAGCGACCTCAGCCCCATTATCCATCTCTTTAATTGAATTAGCAATTTCTAAAGGAACCGCCAAAGACTTAACAACGTCTTCATAGTCAGCGTGTACCTCTCTAAATTGAGCGACTTTTTGATTCCAGTCTGCTGTTTGCTCTGTTGATATTTCAGTTTGAAGCTTCTCAGCCTCAGCCTTCATTGCAGTTTCTTGATAGCGGTCTTCTGCTACCTTAGCCACTCTATCATCAAAACTCATAGAGTCTAAATCTTGTTCGCCCTTAGCCTTTTCAAATTCTGCATAACGCTTTTTAAGTTCGTTTAACTCAGCTTCTGCTTTGTCGGCTCTTCTTGCCTCCTTAGCTTTTTCTTTATTAACCTTGCTTATCTTGCGTTCAACCTTGCTACCTTCTTCTCGTCTTTCATCCTTGCTTTTATTTTCGGGATTCTTAGGAGCTACCTCTTCGTCCGTACTTTTTGCTTCGTCTTTTACAACGGGGTCAGAATCACCCACAGCCAGCCCTTCTGTATTTCCCACACCTTCGGCAGTTAAAGGTGTTTCGGTTTCAACAGGTGCAATCGGAGCAACAGGTGCTACCTCTTGACTACCAGTTACCACTATTGAATCTTTTATATCAGACATCTAAGCCCCTATCCCACGAGTAAAGAAAAAACTATAAGATGCTCTCGTGTTAGCACCTTATAGCTTAAATATATATTAATTAATCTTGTAAATACCTTGGAATTTTTGCAGTCTGTTCTATTCCTGTTGTAATTACTTCGTTTTTAGTGTCTTGAATAGCTTTTTCTTTCTGTTTGATAAGGTCGGCTTGAAACTCATCAACTTGCCTCTGCTCGTCTGCTGTGAGCTTTGCGGAAAGTCTTTGGTCTTCTGAACCTTGCTTAATAAGTTCCTTTCTAATATTGTTATCGTTTTGCATCTCCCTATCCATAATTTTAGTTTGAGCAGAAATGCTTGCTTTTTCAAGTTCAACCTGTGCAATAACTTCTTGACTCTCTACTTTAGCCTGTAATTGAGTAATCATTCCTTTAAGTGCTTCAATGTTTTGTGTTTTCTGTGCTAGTGCTTGCTCTGCTTCTTGCATCATAGCCATAGCTTCAGGAGGAATGTCACCTTCTTCTTGATCTTGTAACTCTGGAGGCATAAGTTTTTCCATACGCTTCTTAATTCTTTGCTTGTCGCTAAGAGGTTGTGAATCGGCCCAAATATCCATAAGACCAACTCCACGATCTGGACCAAGTGCAGAAACCATTGTTTCAAGTGCTACACTTGAGGCTTTTCTTTTCATTTCCATGTGAGGGCCTGCGCCAATCTCTACATCTAACATCTGTACGATTTCGGGAGTCATTATCAAGCCAAGGTCTAAACCCATTCTTGAGCTTTGGCCATATTCATCAATTATAACTAAGTCACGCATACCATTGTAAATGCTTGGCATCATTTGAAGACCTATTCTAGCAAGTTGTGTTATTGAACTCATTAAGTTATCAACAAACATTGCAGTAGCACTTTCTGCTTGTTCCATTCTTGCAATTAATGACTTTCCACTTTCCATAGCAGTTTCAAGACCACCCAATGAAGCATCACTTATGCCATTTGTGCGACCTATCAAACTTTGTAACCAATCTGCTACACTTTGAAGCCCTTGAGTTTGTGCTGTATTGTCTAGCCTATAAGGAGCCATGATGGGCTGTTGTGTAGTTGGGTCTATTGTTCTGTTTCTCAAATACGCATGGTTTCTTGAGTTTGCTGTTTCCCATTCACTAAAACCTTCGATGCCTCTAGGATCAACAACAAAGGGAACTTTAGGAGCATAAGCTACAAGCATCATAATATTAGAAGCTGTAAGGTTTAAGTTTTCATTAATCTCTCTACCTCTAGCAATAAGACCAGAGTATCTTCTAGTTGTGTCACCTAGTAGTTCTTCACCAATTACAGGAACAATGGGTAAACCATCTAAACCTTCAAACAATTGGTTATAAGCTTCATAATTTCCTATCATGCGTGTAATTCTTACACCAGTTTCTTCTTTAATGTACCAAATACAATCAAGCACAGCAGAGCTAGGAACATTAAAAGTCATTTTTGAACTAAAAGCCATTTCTGAACCTTGACAAGCTTCTTCACCATAAAGTTCTTTGGCTTGGTCTTTGTCCATGTGGCTACAATTAACAGCGTATTGTGCATCTCTACCATCTAAATAAGTTGCTAGTGGGTCAATCATTATAGCAGTAGGGTCTGTTGTAGTCTTCAATCTTAGAACAGGTAAACCGTTTTCAGTTTCAACCGCCCAAAATAACCAACCTAAACCTGCTGTCACTGCACACTTCATAGCACCAACATAAGCACTTGAGGCTGTACTAGCCTTTTCAATACCACGCAAGACACCGTTAATTATTTCTTGAAGTTCTTGGTCTTCAGTTTTAACAGCCATTGAAGGAGGTGACA